CCTTTCATTTCTGCCATTTGACTGGGCTAAGGAAGCAGTCACAGATGGCTTTGCTGCTTTGGAAACTATGCCTCAGTGGTACAGCTATACTTTAGGAGTGATTGTAGCTAGTAGTTTTGCAGTAAGATCAGCAACAAAGTTTTTCGGAGGTAAGAAATGACATTTAAATTAAGTGAAAGAAGTTTAGGTAGACTTGAAGGTGTTGATAAAAGTTTAGTAGCTGTTGCTAAGTATGCAATTGGAATTACTAATGTTGATTTTGGGATACCAAACTTAGGTGGTCTTCGAACAATGGAGCAACAGCGTCAGCTTGTCGATAAGGGTGCATCTCAAACAATGAAGTCTAAGCATCTCGAAGGTATTGCTATAGATACAGTTGCTTATATTGGATCAAGAGTATCGTGGGAGTTAAATCTCTATGATGATATAGCTGATGCTATGAAAGAAGCTGCTAACGATATTGGTGTTCATGTTCGTTGGGGTGCAGCTTGGCACATCAATTCGATAGGTGAGTACGAAGGGTCAATGGAAGATGCAATGAATGAGTACATTGATCTTCGTAGATCGCAAGGAAGAAGACCATTTATAGATGCACCTCATTTTGAGTTAAGTGTTTAGATATTAATACCTTCTGTTCTTAGCTTAGAAGTAAAACTTTTTAGTTCTTTTTTAGCAACCCAAAGATTTGTTTGCACATTAGGATGAGCGTCTAATCTGTATAACTCATCTTGCCATTTATCTACTTCTCTTCGAAGAAACTTTAGTTCAACTTTCTGCGCCTCTGTAATTTGCATCGTACTTCCTCACTGTTTTTGTACTTACACCTACAACCATAGCTGTTGAACTTACGCACCAACCTTTGCCTCTAAAGTAATGTATGTCTTCTATTTCTTTTTGAGACAGAGAGTTGTTACGCCAACCTTCTCCAGATGTTTTGATTATTGGTGTAGGTTTTGTAGGTTTGTTTGGAACTTTTGGCTCGATAGTATTCTTGTTTGTTTTAAGTCTAGCATTGCAAATCTTTGCATCTGCTTTCATTTTTTCAAGTGGTGTCATTTATTATTCCTTAAAAAAAAAGACGCACCAAAAGGTGCGCCAGTTAAAGAGGGTTCTGCAAAACGGACTTGAGCAGTGTACGAACCCCCAGAGAACATTCTTATATTAAAATGGTATTGCATCATCTTTCAAGGTGTTTTCTGAATTTGTTTCTTGTTTATCATTTGCTTGCTTATCACTGATTTGGAAACTCATATAAGGCTTATCATCTTTCATGCGTCTCCACCCTGCGATACGTTTGTCGCTTCCAATAGGTCCAGAGTAATCGGGAGCTGCATCATTGCCACGCTTATCATTGACAAACATTGCACCCATCTTTGTGTACATCTCAATAATTTCTGTGCCATCTCTTGTTTGATCTTTGACCAAGATTAATTTATGGTCAACACCCTCAACATTTACTTTGCCTTGAAGGATCATCTTTTGAGTAGGAAATGGTGTAAAGGCTGCGCCTCTGTTTGTATCGTCATATTCTGCCATGCTTCTGGCTCCTTTGTTAAAGTTATGTGAGGGGTTCTTGAGGAACCTGCCCCTCGATCAGGTGGAAATATGCAAAGATTCAGGGTCAATGCACAACCTCAAGAATTACCAATTTGATTTACCTTTATTACTATCTGCTGCATATTTATTACCATCCATTTCACCTAGGAAGACATCAGCATTACAGCCAATGTGCGACAGTGCTTTAGTAAGACCATCAGTGATAGCCATCTTCGGTGCATCCTCTGCCATACGACCTTTAGCTGCATCAAAGAACTTACGACATCCTGTGAATGGCCCAAAGGAATGATGGTTGTCTGTATGCCAGACAGTTACATGCGCTAGTACAGCACTGTCTCCGTTGCTAACAGATACAACTTCAGTTGTGTTGAACCAACCCCAACCCAAACCAATAGGTCCAAACTGTTCTGTCATCATTCTAACTTGGTACTGAGGATCAATGGCAGTAAATGATCTACTGCCAAAGCTAACTTGCTTCAGATATTTGGGGTCTGAAGCAGCTAGCTTGTTCCAAATGTCTAGTTTATTACTCATTGTTGTTCTCCTTTTTCCTTTTGGTTATTCTAAGTGATCCTTTTTTGTCTCGCTTGACGGAAAGGTAATCACAGTAGACTTCTCTTTCGTTAGCTCCGACCATTGACTTAAGGTCTTTCTTTGCATTTTCGAAAACTCTGTTCTGCTCATAACCTTGTATGTATGTAATGGCCGTATCGACAAACTGGTTGTCTGTTGTTGCGTCTCGTTTGACCATGTTGTCCACCGCAATGTAGTCATGCGAGAGTTGTTCCGTGTCAACGCCAATCGGCTCTTCATCCCGAAGCACGTAACCCCAGAAGTCCGACACCACTGCCCACATAGAATTGAAATACTTCTCGTTGTATTCGACATATGTAGATTCCCATTTGCTGTTACCAAAGATGACAGATAGGTAAGCACCTTCTGCTTTTGCTAAGTGAGCGTACAGTTGTATCTGCGGCATGTATAATTTAATTACATCTTCCATTTTGTTGAAAGCATTTGTGTGCTTTGCTTCTACAATAGCTTTGTCCCACTGTGCATCGACAGTACCTTTTGCTGGAACTGAACCAATACGAGCTTGATATTCATATTGATGCTTAGAAAGAATACACTTCCTTTGCTGCTCGAACCAACTAAGGTTAAAGTCCTCAGTACAGATACCAAGCTGCACAGCAATGTTTGTTGTTAAATCTTCTGATAATTCTCTGCCAGTTTTTATTTGCCATAGCTCTAGCCAGTGACCTTGCATAATCTTTACACAGTCCGAGCCACCTATGAAACCTTTGCGGTTCATGTTGTTCTCCTTTATTTATAATGGTTAGACTACTGCATTAGTGCAGTATGGTCAACCAATATTTATACTGCCGTTAGGTTTGTTATACTTTTCAAAGTCCGATGGTTTGCAATAGCCAAGTTTAATTAGTTCTTTCTTTAGCTTACCTCGAAGCCAATCCTCTCCAACATGCTCACCGTTTACAATGCGGTTAGCATTGATGCGGTATCCATCAACTTGATAGTTTGATTTCTTGTATTCTTTGAGTGCTGACACTGAGCTGTTGGCTTTGGCAATGTGTGCATTCCAGACATTTGCTTTGATTGCTTTATGTGTAACATTCTTCATGTTGTTCTCCTTGTATTTCTACTCTTTTCATTTTCTTTATTTTAAAGAATCCATTATACTCTGGGTGCAAGTGCATAAAGTATCTGGCGTATAGCGCAATGTAGTCATTGCTTATTTTAAAATCACCACCTTTTGTTTCGATACTAGTTTCCCATCTAATTCTATTAACAACAAGCCATGCACTTAGTCTGTTGTGTCCTCGATTGATTGCTCTGAAAGTAAACTCTTCGAACAATCCAAATACATGTGGGTTTTGCTTGTGCCATTCCCACCACTTCTGTTTAAGATTCATCTCTGTTCTCCATTAGTTTTATAAATCTGTCACCACTCATGATGACTATTGTTTGCGGTTGTCCAGTCCGCCTTTTATAGAAAGCAATGTCTCTGCCTTCTAATACTTTGAATGGGCTAGGGAAGTTAGACTTGTCTCTGTACTTTACTTCTCCCACCAATTCTTCTCCGTTGAGTTCGAGCTTGATGTCTCCTGAATACTCGCCTCCCAAACTGCCCGAGAGGGGTTGCCTTTTCGCTTCGATGCCCGCTTTTTCGAGCCAGTGAACAAACCACTTTTCGTGGTAAGTTCCTTTGTTTTTGTTACGGTTTGCCATTTATCTTCCTCATAACAGTTGAGGCATACATACCAATGCTTCTCCATTGTACGGCCTGAGTTTCTTTTTAATATTGCAACGAACCAATTTGTTTTAATCTGACACGCTATACAAGTTGCCGACTTCCCTTTTCGTAACTTCGATGTCATATCCTAAAGCATCCAACCAACAAATTAACATAAACCCAGAGGGAATACGCTTGTGCGCTTCCCACTTATGAATGAGTGAAGAAGTGCAACCTATTTTATGAGCTAATGACTCTTGGCTTAAACCTTGCTCGAATCGAGCTTCGATCAACAGGCTTATTAGCTTCTCGTAGTCCTTTGGTATGCTCACTGGCTTTTTGTATCGAGTTAAGTTCTTCGATAACATTGATTACTTTCACAGCTGTATCGTATCTAAGTTCTGTATTACCATTGACTGTTCTATAATATGTTGAGGTAGGAATCTCAGCACGTTTAAAACATTTGAGCAAGGAGACATCAATCTCCTCTGCTCGATCTTGTAAATAGTTTAGATATGATTTCATACTGCACTTATGCAGAAAAATCATCGTACTCGTCAATAGGCATTGCTCCAAAGCCATCACATTCATAGCAATCATCCCAAACAGAATCTATATATCCAATATCTCTACCAAAGTTATGAGGCGTGGGCGCATCATATTCAATACGCCCTTCACCTTCACAAGTTTCACATATTTTAATAGGGGACTTCATCATCAATACTTTCTTTACTGAGGTTATAGTTTTCTTCCCATGCTCGTTCAGCACGTTCTACAAACTTATCATAGTTAAAGTTTCGATTGGTAGCTTTCAGTTCATCAGCAACATACTTGATAGCTGTTGCCCAGCTAAGATGCGGAGCAATCTTATCTGCAATAAACTCATAATCTCTGCGTGTAAATCTAGGTGTTGATCTAGTCATTAGTCCATCCTTACTGCATAGTGTTCTGATCCAGTTGGTATTCCCATTACTGAGTAGGGATAGAAATAAACTGTTCCATCTCTAGTTTCCCAAGTCATGTATGGATACATAGGTTCATCCTCTGGGTATCGATAAACACCTTCAGCATCTATCTCTCCACCAAGAGAGTTGTCTTTTACTGACATACCTGCTCTTCGTTTATATGAATTATCAAGATGATCAATTAAGTTTTCTTCTGCGCCAAAAGCATGACGCAGGTTCCATTCAACTACCCATATTGGTACATACCCACCTGTTGCCCACATATCATGGGTACTCATTTCTGGGTATCGTTTCTTATCATATGTTATCTGCATTATTGCTCTCCTTTATTATCATCTGAGGTAATTATAATTACTTTCTCATCGAGCCAAGACTTAGCTTCTTTGCCAAGTTCTTTTTCTAATGCTTTGCGTACTTCTTTTTGAAGTGTTTTCATTTTTGTTCTCCTAAGTTTTGTGGCCTTATCTTTGGCCTGATTAATTTTGAATGTACTTCACTTACGTCACACCATCCAGCTTCAGCATTGATTTGATCATAGAGTGAGTCGTTTTGCATAAGCACACTCCAACAATCATTTTCATTTTCAAACCAAATCTTTGCGTCAAGTTGATGTCCATCTATTACATAAGCTATAGTTAGTAGAGTAAAGAACTCCATTACGTTTCCTTTCAAATAGATAGTAGTTGCGCTTGTGCAGTACTGTCATTTGTTACGTTACGTCACTTTGTAGGCAACTAAATGTGTATCTAGCTGCCTACGATATTGGGTAGCTGTTACGCTACCCTTTTCTTGAGTTCTGCAACTTTCTTGGCAAGTGAGCTTTTAACGTTGCGTTGCTTGCGTTCTGGTGTCCAAGCTTGACCATCTGTGATGATTGCGTAGACCTGACAATCAGCGTCATGTCTCTCTGCAAGATGTTCGAGTTCGATTTCCATGTTGTCAAGCTTGCGAGTGATAGCTTCGGCTCTCATGTCGCGTCCTTCTGTTACCGCAGTCTCGAAGTCGGTGATGGTATCTGCCATCTGTTTCTTCTTGTAGAGAAGTGAATTGTAGCTAGTGTAGCAAGCATCGCGTGCCATGCTAGTCATTAAGTATTCCATATTATCACCGTTGTGATATTGAATGGTCTGTAGTTTAAGTTCAACAAGTTTAGTCATTTCTAGGTTCTCCTGTTCTTAGCGAGGACCACCCTCGCAATGACGAGGAGATGCACGGAGCAGAAACGCCCAGAGGCGCTTGCAGTTTGCAAGGAGCAAAGCGAAGCGTACCTTGCAAACTGTTTCTGCCCGATGCAACGAAGGAGGAGTGCGAGGTGGCCGCAGTGAAACAGAGAGAGCATAGGTATGAGTCAACTGGCAGAACTTCAACGAAAGACCATGAAGGCCTTTGTAGTAGTCAATACCATATGCAGTAGTGAACGCCACGTAACTATACTAGTGACGTAACGTCACGTATTGACAGGTTAGTACAAACTAGTGTCCAAATGGGGGGAGAGAGGGAGAGGGGGGCTAGTAAATGAAACAATGGTTTAGAGTATCTCAATCCTTCTATTTGAAAGACGTCATACTCTTAGCTATATGTTAGTAGACAGCACTTAGTTAGGTGCTGCTTACAACACTAAGAAGAAGGATATGAGATGCTTCCAGCTGATAAGAAACTTACTGATAAACAAATGGCTCTGGTGGATATAATGGTAGCAAAAGGATTACCACCAGCTAAAGCCGCTGTTGAAGCTGGATACGCTGAAGGTAAATCTGGATATGTCTCCGCTTACAAAGCACTGAAGACACCTCATGTGCAACAGTATATGATGCAGCGAATGAATGAAGAGTTTGGAGTTAGTGCTACTGTAGCAGTTGGTACTGTTCGTAGGTTAGCTCAGAACGCTAAGTCTGAGTACGTTCAGCTCGAGGCGAGTAAGGATTTACTAGATAGAGCTGGGTATAAACCTATAGATCGTTCCCAAGTACAAGTCGCAGGAGATATAAAGGTTTCTATTGACCTAAGCTAGGGGGGTAGGGGGAAAAGTTAGTAGCTATGTTACTGTAATAGTCTCTCCCTCACATTATTAGTAAAAAAGGTTTGTGCATTGCCAAGAATATTTTTTGTATGCTAAGGGTTTTTTATGAGGAAAGAGCATAAGAATCCGAAGGGTGGTTTAACTGCTGCTGGTAGGCGTTTTTTTAAGCGTACTGAGGGGGCTAATTTAAAGGCTCCTGTTAAGAGTGGTACTAATCCTAGGCGTGTTTCTTTTGCGGCTAGATTTGCTGGAATGAGGGGTCCGATGAAGGACGAGAAGGGGAGGCCGACTAGGAAGGCTTTGGCATTGAAGGCTTGGGGTTTTGGCAGTGTTGAGGCTGCGCGTAATTTTGCAAGAAGGAATAGGAAGAGCTAATGTGTTTTAGTGGTCCGAGTGCGGAGAAATTATACAAAAGACGTAAGAAGAGTTTTGGTCCTCTTCCTTCTTTGCTTATGAAGAGTGCCAAGTCTGGTCGTAGTGCAGAGATAGCTAGTCCAGTATTTAGGGACGTTAAGACTGAGAGACGTTCATTATTAAATCCATATAAAGGAGAGATGTAATGCCGATGGGTAAGGGGACTTATGGTTCAAAGGTTGGAAGACCTAAGAAGAAAACAATGTTGACTTCTAAGCAGAAGACATTGCCTGATGCTTTGAAGAGAAAGATTATGAAGGCTAAAAATGCAAAGGCCTAAGACTAGAATGGATGCAATGAAAACCCTTATGAAGAAGAGGGAAGATTTGCAAGATCAGTTAGACAATCTTAGTGTTACTTCCAAGCCTACTACTTTTCTTGGCAAGGCAAAGGCAAAGATGCAAAGAAGTGTTACTGCCACTAAGGAGCAAACTAGTAAGTTTCAGAATACTAGGCGTACTTTATTAAAGAAGATTGAGGAGCTTGATACTAAGCTTGAGAAGTTTCCTGATCCAGAAAAGAGTTTTCCCTAATGGCGGTTAATGCAGCTGGTAATTATACAAAGCCTAAAATGAGAAAGACTTTGTTTCAGAGAATAAAGGCAAGTGCTGTACAAGGTACGGCTGCTGGTCAATGGTCTGCTCGAAAAGCACAGTTGCTTGCCAAAGAATATAAAAAGCGTGGTGGAGGATATAAGTAATGGAAAGAAGAAATAGTTTGCTTAGATCAAAAGATCGCGGAAAAAAATCTAGCAAAGGTCTTTCTCCGATGTCATTGTTAAAGCTTGTTAAATCAGAAATAAAAATATTAGAACAAAAAATAGCAACAGCTAATAAACAGTTAAAAAAGAAATAAATGAAGAAGTCACAGAAGTCATTATTAAACTGGGGAAAGCAGAAGTGGCGCACTAAGTCTGGAAAGAAGTCTAGTGAAACTGGTGAACGGTACTTACCTAGCAAGGCTATTGCTGCTCTTAGTGATTCTGAATATGCAGCCACAACCAGAGCTAAACGAAAGGGTAAGGCTTCGGGCAAACAGTTTGTAGCCCAACCCAAAAAAATTGCTAAGAAAGTAAGGAGATATAGAACATAATGGCATGGTATATTAGAAACACTGGAGAGTTGTGGACAGGTCCAACTCATACTCTTCATGGCTTTACTTGGACTGAAGCAACTCACATGAGTTATTCCGCAAAGCTTGAGGAAGGTGAAGAGCCAGTAAAGGCTAGAACAGATAAGGGAACATTTAAAGCTGATGACCCTTCTACGCCTAACATCGATGAATCAAAGAAAAGGAAAGCAAAGAAGTGAGCTTTGTAAATACTTTGAAACAGGAAGATTTACGTCTTCTTCGCAACATAGTTCGTAAAGAACACTTTAAATTTTTTGCTAAAAAACACGGCAAAAGCTTTGTGACTAACTATATGGTCGATAATATTATTGACAACATTGGTCCTGAAGTTGCTGAAAATATGATTAAGCTTGGCGTTGATAAGGGATTAAGGTGATTAATTTTAAGTACAAGCCTGATGGCGATGTGCTAAAATCTTTTATGAAAGACCATACTTTCTTTCGTGGCATTAGAGGTCCAGTTGGTTCTGGCAAATCTGTTGGATGTTGCGTTGAGGTTTTTCGCAGAGCCTTAGAACAAAAGAAAGGCCCTGATGGTATTCGTAAAAGTAGATGGGCTATCATTCGAAATACCAACCCACAACTTAGAACAACAACTATTAAGACTTGGCTCGATTGGTTTCCAGAAGCTGATTGGGGTAGGTTTCATTGGTCTGTTCCTTATACTCATCATATTAAAAAGGGGGAGATTGACCTTGAGATTATCTTCTTAGCTTTGGATAGACCTGAAGATGTTAAGAAACTTCTATCACTTGAATTAACAGGGGTATGGATTAATGAAGCAAGAGAAATACCAAAATCTATTATTGATGCTTGTACTATGCGTGTCGGTCGTTTTCCTTCAATGCGTGATGGAGGCCCTTCTTGGACAGGTGTAATTGCAGATACTAACGCACCAGAAGAAGATCACTGGTGGCCTATTATGTCAGGCGAAGTTCCTATTCCAGACCATATTCCTAGAGAGCAAGCTAAGATGTTAGTAAGGCCAGACAATTGGTCTTTTTTTACGCAACCCTCTGCAATGGTTGAAAAGAAAGATGAAGAAGGGGAGATTCTTGATTATTTAAATAATAAGCAAGCTGAGAATTGTAAGAACATGCTTGCAAATTACTATTCTAATCTTATTAGAGGTAAGACAAAATCATGGATAGATGTATATGTGATGAATCGTTTAGGTCACATACAAGATGGAAAGCCAGTATACCCTATGTTTGCACCAGAAGTTCACATTGCAAAAGAAGAAATACCAGTAGCAGCCAACGTCCCTGTATATGTTGGCGTAGACTTTGGCTTAACACCAGCCGCAGTTCTTGGGCAGAAAGTACGAGGTCGATGGTATTTGCAATCAGAAATTGTAGCCGTAGACATGGGCATCGTTCGTTTTGCAGAAGTTCTTAGACAAGAATTATCTACAAGATTTGTTGCTGCTTCTGAAGTAATTATTTATGGCGATCCTTCTGGTGACTTTAGAGCGCAAACAGATGAATCTACTCCCTTTCATATTTTGCGCGGTGCTGGCTTGAGGGCGTTTCCAGCTCCCTCCAACTCTGTTGATCTTCGATTAGAATCGGTTTCCTCCCAATTAACGAAGATGGTCGATGGTAAGTCAGCACTTTTAATAGATAGGCGTTGTCCTCAACTCATTAAGGGTTTTGAGGGTGGTTACGCCTATAAGCGTATGGAAGTTTCTGGTGAAAGATACGCTGACAAACCAGATAAGAATATGTTTTCTCACGTTCATGATGCAGCTCAATACTTGTTTCTTGGAGCTGGGGAGGGTAGAGCTTTATTAAATACACAAAAACCAGCGAGAGCTTTTGTAGCTGGCCGCAACTTTGATGTATTTAAGAAAAGTCCGAAGCAGCGCAAACAAAGTGTTTGGGCTAGAATGTAGTTTGTGCATTGAGATTTATTTCTTTTTGTGCTTACGAAAGATAACACAAGGAGATAGTTATGTGTTTTGGTCCAAGTAGAGCAGAGAAGCAAACGGCTGTAACTCAACGCATGGAAGCTGATGAGTCTCAAAGACAAGAAGCTGAAAAACGAGCAATGCAAAAACGTGAAGATATTCAAGAAGCAGTAATGAAAAGAGGTTCCGCTAGAACCAGAAGGTCTTTATTTTCTGCTGGTCGCGGTGGATTTTTAGGTAGGTTTGACTAATGGATAAAATAGCCAGTCAATATATTCAAAGTTATAAGAAAGCTAAAGCCTTTCGTGAAAACTGGGTTCCTCTTTTTGAAGAGTGCTATGAGTATGCTTTACCTCAAAGAGAGTCATTTTATTATGAAGAGGCTGGTCAGCGTAGAGACGAAAAGATATTTGATGAAACTGCTGTTGTTGGTACTCAAGAGTTTGCAAGTCGCTTACAATCAGGTATTGTTCCAAACTTTGCTCGATGGGCAGACCTTACGGCAGGGAGTGAAATCCCTGTAGATCAACGCGAAGAGGTTGATAATGTTCTTGATGAAGTTACTGATTATGTTTTTGAAGTCTTAAATAACTCTAATTTTAGTCAAGAGGTTCACGAATCCTTTATGGACTTGGCTGTTGGTACTGGTATTTTATGTGTTGAAGAAGGTGATTCACTTAATCCAATTACTTTTAGCGCAATTCCTTTACCACATGTTGTGCTTGATACTGGTCCTGATGATAGAATTGATCATGTTTACAGAGAGCGTAAAAAGGTAAAGTTTGATCATTTACCTATTATGTATCCTGATGGAAAGTTTGATCAGCGTGTTTTATCTCAAATGGGTGCTGATAAAGAAACTACAGTTCTTGAAGTTGTTTGCAGAGATTATTCCAAAAAGAACCAAGAGGCTTACTTACATTATGCAATATGTTTAACGACAAAGACTTTGCTACATTCAAAAGAGCTTTCTGGCATAGGATCGAATCCTTTTATTTGTTTTCGTTGGAACAAATGTGCTGGTGAGATATATGGTCGAGGCCCATTATTAAATGCTTTGTCTGCAATTAAAACAACAAACCTAACTATAGAATTAATTTTGGAAAATGCTCAGATGTCTATATCTGGAATATACCAGATGGAAGATGATGGCGTTGTAAATCCTGATACAATCAATCTCGTTCCAGGGAGTATAATTCCAAAAGCTATGGGGTCTGCTGGTTTGCAACCAATTCAAGCTGCTGGTCGCTTTGATGTAGCTCAACTTGTTTTAAGTGATATGCGTTTGAATATTAAACGTGCATTATACAATGATATGCTTGGAAATCCTGATCGAACACCTGCAACGGCAACAGAAGTTGCTGAACGTATGGCTGATTTATCTAGAAGAATGGGCGCTGCATTTGGTAGATTACAAGCAGAACTTGTACAACCTGTACTTCAACGTGTAATTTACATTTTGAAAAAGCAAGGCCGTATAGAGGTTCCTACAGTAAACGGAAGAGAAGTTAAGGTTAGATCAATATCTCCATTAGCACAAGCGCAAGCTAATCAAGATATATCTAGTGTCGCAAGGTTCTTAGAACTTACAGGTTCTACTTTTGGTCCAGAGACTTTGCAGCTTTTAATTGACTCAGAACAAACAGCAATTTTCCTTGCTAAAAAATTTGGTGTGCCAGAAAGCTTGATTCGTGATGAAGAACAGCGTAGACAAATAGCTGCAATAGCGCAGCAAATAGCACAGCAACAAGGAGTACCGATTGAGCAAGAAGAATGAGAGCGCATCTAATATTGGCATTGATGGCTTTAAAAGGTCATTTGATTCTGATTTAGAAGTTAGCCAAGTATTGGCTGAAACGTTTAAAACTCCGTCAGGAGAAGCAACACTTAAATATTTAAAATCAATAACAATAGATATGATACATGGGGCGGCAACATCTAATGATGAACTTCGTCACCATGAAGGTCAAAGATTTATTGTAGGTTTAATACAAGCGAGAATACAACATGCAGCAAGGAACAGAGCAAGTGAGTGAGACAGCAGTTGAAGTAGCAGAAGCTGATGGTCGTGATTTTGTAACTCAAGAAGATGTTAACAAAACATCTGAAACATCTGATAGACCTGAATGGCTTCCTGAAAAATACAATACTGGTGAGGATTTAGCTAAAGCTTATAAAGAGCTTGAGTCTAAACTTGGCAGTCGAGAAGAGGATATAAAGAGCAAGCTAATCGAAGAGATACAATCTGAAGCCTTTAATGATAGACCAGAAAAAGCTGGTGATTATCAGTTACCAGAAATGGTTGACGAAGAAATGGCTGTTGATAATGATTTACTTCAGTGGTGGTCTGATCATTCTTTTGAAAATGGCTATAGCCAAGAAGAGTTTCAAAAGGGTATAGAAATGTACGCTCAAGCTATTAATGGAGCCGAACCTGATTTAGAAGCTGAAAGTTCTAAACTTGGAGATGGCGCAAACGATCGTATTGAGGCAGCATCACTTTGGGCTAATAACTTTTTTCCAGAAGAAACTATACCTGCAATAGAGCGTTTATGTGAAACATCTGAAGGTATTATAGCGTTAGAAACTATAATGGAAAAAATGAAAGATGGTTCATTTTCTGGAGATACTCAACCAACTGCTGGTTTATCTGAAGCTCAACTTAGGGAAATGATGTCTGACTCTAGGTATCATGGATATAATAAGGATGCAGATTTTGTTAAGCAAGTCGATGAAGGTTGGAAACAACTTTACAGAGGTTAAAATTATTCAGAGGGGTCAATATTATCTGACCCCTTTTCAACCTTATCATATTGATGAAGTTGTAAATCATCTGAGTTCTGAAAACATAGAAGAGCTTGCTTTGCTTGGCTATACGAATATACGCGAAGCAATAACTGATATGTACGAAACATCTGAATGTTATATAGCTAGAAAAGAGGGTGAAACTTTTCTTGCTGTTGGTGGCCTTTGGTATGCTGATGATCAAGATTGCCCACAAATGTTTGCAATGTTTTCTAATAATATTAAGAAATCTTTTATAGCGGCTGCTCGTGGATCAAAGATGGTTGTTGATTTTTTTGATAAGACTCAACCAATGATGACTATGACTATTTTGCAAAGTAATGAGTTAATATTAAACTGGGCAGTATGGTTAGGTTTTGATCCTGTAGGCTTTATAGAACAAAGAAATTACAAGTATGTTGAATTTGTGCGTTGCAATCCGAATAAAAATAATGTTAGCGATAAGATATTACAGCCCGTAATACACTGAAAGGCCCGAAAGGACACCCTTGCTGAAGTAAAAAATCGGACACCTGTAGCGAGAGAAACTTCAATTAAGGACTGAAAAAATGGCTAATACAATTGACACAGCCTTTATCAAGCAGTTTGAAACCGAAGTTCATATGGCGTATCAACGTATGGGTTCTAAGCTACGGAATACTGTGCGTACTTCAAATGTAACAGGTTCAACTGCTCGTTTCCAAGTTATTGGAAAAGGCACTGCAAGTACTAAGTCTCGAAATGGTAATGTAACTCCAATGGAATTGGCACACACTACTGTAGAGGCAACAATGGCTGATCATTATGCTGCTGAGTATATTGATAAGCTAGACGAACTAAAGATCAATATTAATGAGCGTCAAGCTGTAGCGCAATCTGCTGCTGCTGCTTTGGGTCGTAAGACTGACGAGATTATCACTACTGCAATGGATGCTGGTGCTAACTCAACTCAGATTCACGATGCAAGTAGTGCGCTTGAAAAAGCTGATCTGCTTTCTCTATTTCAAACATTTGGCAATGAAGATATTCCAGAAGATGGGCAACGCTATTTAGCTATGTCACCTGCTGGCTTTGCTGACTTGTTTGCAATTACAGAGTTTGCATCATCTGACTTTGTTGGTCCGCAAAATCTACCGTTTGCTGGTGGTATGACAATGAAAGAATTCTTGGGTTTCAAGATTTTCTCAACGTCTTCCGTAGCTGGTGGTAAGAACTTTGCTTATCACACTTCTGCTGTTGGCTTAGGCGTGAACTCTGATGTTCAAACTGAAGTTAACTATGTTGCAGAAAAAGTCTCACACTTAACCACATCTATGATGTCAATGGGTTCTGTCGTTATTGATGACGATGGCGTCTTTGAAGTCCTAGATAACAACTAAGGAGTTATAGAATGGCTTACGCAGCAAGTGGTCTTACTCGTGTTGGTGGAGACTCAAATGGAAGTTTGTGGATGTATCGTTCAGCAGATGCAATAGCTACTGTTAGAGCATCTGGATATTTTAACAATGCAGCAAATATGCTTGGTGTTCGTGACTTGGTAATTGTTCAAGACACAAATGTACCAACAACAAGCTTATGTAGTGTTCTTTCTAACACTGGTTCTGTAGTTGATATTTCAGACGGCACTGCCGTTTCTGAAACTGACACTGACTAATAAAGGGATGGGGGTTTCGGCCCCCATACTAACATGCCAACAATAGCTGATACCGCAGTAAAGATAGCATCTCGCGCATCCATTTTGATTGGTGGTGACGCGATTCAATCTTTTTCAGATGGGACAACAGAGGCAGATGTTTGTAATAACATTTATGAAGATGTTGCTCAGTCTTGTTTAACAAGAACACGCTGGAGATTTGCAACAAACCAAGCTCAATTAAGTAGGCTTGCTGCTGCACCAACAGGAAGATTCGATGCAGCTTATCAATTACCTTCTGATACTTTAATGATTAATGCTATCACAATTAATGATGTACCAGTTAAATATGATGTTTACGGTAATAAAGCTTTTTGTGATGCAGACAGTTCTCAGGTTTTAGTTGCTGACTATATATTTAGGGTAACGGAAGAAAACTGGCCTCCATATTTTATTCTTGGTGTTGAATTTTTCTTAGCTAGTATTCTTGCTATTTCTGTTGCTCGTGATGGTGCATTGGGTTCAGCAATGGAATTAAAAGCTGAGAAGCAAATGATAAAAGCAAGAACACTTGATTCACAACAGCAAACAACAAGCAAGCTCAATACTTCGAGGTTTATTGCACAAAGGCGTAGCTAATGCAGAAAGTTAGAGTTCCTATTAATAGCTTTCAGTTTGGCGAAGTAAGTGATTCTCTCTCAATGAGAGTAGATAGTCCTGTTTATGCCTCATCTGTTCAGACATTACAAAATATGGTTGTTATGCCAGAGGGTTCTGTAACCAAGCGTTATGGTGCTAAACATATGGCTAAGTATGGTGGCATTACATATGATGCTAATAATACAGAACAATCTCATTTATTTCCTTTTATCTACGATGAAAACGAAGAGTATATAGTTGCTATACAGCATCAACAGATAAGAGTTCATCAAGTAAATGATACTACCTTAACTCAGCGTTTAAACACAACAACGGATATAAATGGGGCGACTCTTCCTTTTGATAAAGAATATTTACAAGAGTACACTGTAGCTCAACTTGGCAATGACATGTTTATATGTCATCCATTGTTTGCGCCTAGAATATTACGCAGAACAAGTGCTACTAGTTTTCATGTAAGAACATTTACTTTTGATCAAAGGGCTGACTCACTTGTTACTTTTCAACCGTATTCACGTTTTGCAGATGCAAATGTAAAACTTGATCCAGAAGCTGCTACTGGAGATAATATAGATTTTAGCATCTACACTACAGACGGTACTACCGATGATGATTTTTATTTTAGTGGAACAAATGCATCTGGAGCTGGAAACTTAACATTAAATAGTGGTGCGACTGCTGCTTTTGATAACTCTGTAGAAATAAGCGTAACATCTACTGGTAACATTAGTGGTGTAACATTTACATTTACTGGAACAGATCAGGATGGTGTTGCTCTTACTGACTATATAGATGGCCCTAATAATGCAACTGTATATGTTCCTCGTATGTTTAAATCTATCTCAACTATTTATGCAAATGGCAACTTTGCTACAACTGTTAAGATTGGTCATACAAACAAAAGAGGTGTTACTTATTTAGATATTACTGGGTCTAAGACAGCAACTCTTAGAACAGGTAATTACGCTAGTTCAAAACATAAAGATATATTATTAAGGTATCATAAGAATGAATTAAAAATAGATACAGTTTATAACTCTAATCAGTTTAGAGCAGATATTCTTGATTCTCTTTCAACAAGATTAGAAATAGAAAATCCTCTTAGGACTAATAATAATAGTAATAAGGTTGAAGTAAGCCAACCTCAACATGGATTTTCTCTAGGTGATACTATTAATGTTGAAAACGCAGATGCTCTTGGTGGTATAAATATAGCAAATATAAATGGTTCCAGAACAATACATGAAATTATTGATGAGAATACTTATAGTTATACGGCTGGTGCTACTGCAAATGCCTCTGCTGATGGCGGTGGTTTTCCTAGAATTGAAAGTGATGCGCCAACAACTGATTTTGATGAACAGTCATTTTCTGATGTAAGAGGATACCCTGCGGCTGTAGAGTTTCATCAAAACCGTTTAGTGTTTGCTGGTACATTAGATGAACCTGATACATTGTTTTTTAGTAAGGTTGGTAGCTTTTCTAATTTTGATGTAGGTATTGCTGCTGATGATGATGCTATACAAGTTACTGCTGCTACTGGTGATGTTAATGAAATACGATACTTAGTTTCTAACAGAGATTTGCAAATCTTTGCTGCTGGAGCAGAGTTATATATTCCTACATTTCAAAATCAACCATTAACACCAACTAACTTACAGATTAAAAAGCAAACTCCTTTTGGTATTTCTCATGTGCAACCAATAGAACTTGATGGTGCTACCTTGTTTGTTCAAAGAAATGGTAAGGTTGTTAGAGAGTATTTATTTACAGATGGAGAGGATGCTTATACTTCTGTGCCTGTATCTAGTATAGCTTCACATATGATTGATACGCCAAGATATATGGCGGTTGTTCATAGTGGTTTTGGTCAACCAGATTCTTATGCAGCTATGACTACAACAGGTAATAACTTGATTGTATTTTCCTCGAATAGAGCTGAAAGAAAAGCATCTTGGGTACAGTTTAATACCGCAGGTAAGTTTGGTTCTGTTTGTGCTATTGAAGATAGATTGTTTGCTGAGATTTACGATACGAGTGGTCAGCTTCATGTTTGTGAGTTTGCACCTAAATCAACTCAGAATGTTGGATTAGATATTTGGTTACATAAACTTATCATTAGTAATGAAGTTGATGTTAGCACTGCATATAATCAAAATGATGTTGTAGATGTTATAGCAACAGATGTTATTGATGGTTATCAAGAATACTTGGGGACATTTACTGTTGATGCTAATGAAAAGATAAATGTATCTGCCTATTCTGGTTTGGGTCATACTTATGTTTATGTTGGTAAGAAGTTTGACTCTAAGATTGTTACTAATGAAATAGATGCTTCTATGGGTAGTGGACCTGTAACTGGTGAAGTTAGAGGGATTGGTAGAATCCTTCTTGATGTAAAAGATGCTTTCTCTCTCAAAGTAAACAATAAAAGCATACCTATTTCTAGTAAAACAAATCCTGATACAGCAAGTCAGTCAATACTTGATCCTATAGTTGGCAAGAAAGAAATAAGAACAACAGGTTATACTCGCAGCCCTCAAGTTACAATCGAGCAATCAGAACCATTGCCGTTACAAGTTAATGGCTTAGTCGTGGAGTTAATAGTTTAATGCCTGATCCAGCAACAATAATGATAGCAGCAGCAGTTTTAAATGCTGGGGGGCAATTAATTAGCGGCATAGGTGCAAAGCAAGAAGCTGAATTAACATCTTTTCAGATAGAAACTCAGAAAAAACAAAATAGAGTTTCTGCTTCTCAGCAAGCAAGAGCAAGACGAGAGGAATATGATTTAGCTACTTCTTCTAATATTGCAGCTTTTGCATTGCAGGGTCGTGACATTACTACTGATAGAAGTGTTGAGGCTTTCTTAAAAAGGCAAAAAGAAATTGCTAGGCAAGATGTTGGTCGTATTGCAAAACAAACAAATAATGAAGATTTAAAAGCTGATATGATGGCAATGTCTGAGGGAAGAAGAGGGCGTAATGCTTTATATTCTTCTTTGTTTAATGCTGCTGGAACAATTGGCGAAGCTCAATATAGAGCAGAAAAAACAGGAACATAATAATGGCTGTAATAAGACAAAGAACACAAGTTTTTAATCAGCCAGTAGGTATTGTGCAAACAAGAGCTGGCGCTCAAGAAGTAGGTGGAGCAATTAGTAGAGCAGCTAATACAATGTCTCAGTTAGCTTATCGAGATGCGGCAGACGAAGCTCAGAAAAAAGGTATTGAGCTTGCTCAGGCTGTAGAAGAAAAAGGATTAAGAACTATTAATCCAGAAACAGGTAAGCCAGAAGCATACAAAGCACCATCAACATTTGGTCAAATTGCAGCTGAAGCATATCAAAGTGTTATTGATAAACGTTTTGAAGACTCAATGAATACTGAGCTTAGATTGAAGGCTCAAGAAATATCATTGAAGTTTCCATTTGCACCAGAGGCATATGATGAGGCTATGGATAGCTATATATCAGAAATGTCTGAAAATGCTCAAGGAAAATATAAATCTTATATAGAAACTACTGGAACTAAGTATTTAGCTTTAACTAAATTAAATATTACAGAGCGTGTTTCTACAAAAGCAAGGGAGGATGCAGCTAAATCAATAGGTGTTTCTGTAGATGCTAGTGCTGATAATGCTTATACACTTGCTCGAGCTGGTGGTTACAAAGCAAGAGAGAACGAAGAGCAAAGTGAAACAGATGTTATTCTTAATCGTGAGATAACAAATACTGTAAATGGTATTAACTCAGGTTTGGTTAATGTTGGCTCAGATACCATAGCAAAGCAAAAGATTAATGAAGCTATTGCTAGAGGTGCTGTAGAGCATCTTATGAGCAAAACTTATTCTTCATTGGAAAGAAACGCTATTGAGCTTGCTATTCGTACTCGTGGTGAAGTTACAGGTGCAGTTCCTCCAGATTTAAAAGATGATTTAAAAGAGCTTCTTAAATATGTTGAGCCATCAAATGTTGAGCGCGTTCTCAGTCATAGTTCAACTGTAGCTGCTGATTACAATGCTGTTGAACGAGATATTGCTGAAGTATTAAAAGATGATCTTGCTCAAAAATCAAGAGTTTCAGAACTTCAGTTTAGTGATAGTTTATTAGATTTTGGGACTCAAGCGACAGGTTTTGCTACACTTGGTTTTAGCTTTGAAAATCCAGTTGCTATTTCTTCAGTAATTAATCAAACTAATGATCTTTATAATACAATCAAAGATGCTGAAGAGGCAAGATTTAAGGCAGACCAAAGTTATACTAAAGCTGAGTTTGAATCTAATCTTAAAGATGCTCGACAAGAAGCATTACGTCCATTTCTTATACAAGCTGCTGCACAAGGTAATGTAGAAGAGTTTCGTGTTGCTTTTAATACACGCAATCCTGAAGACATGGCAAATTTAACTGCTGAACAAAAGCAAGTTATTAATGATATTTATAAATCAGATATGTTTAATGCTGGGGAAGATATTGGGTTTGTTCGTGAGGTTTTATCTGCATCTAAGAACGATTTAAGAATAGCTGCTGAACGTGAGAAGTTTAGATTTGAAATATCTCAATCAATTACTGAGGCAGGGGTTCTTGCTGAGACAGGTGGTTTGTCTGATAAGGCTTTTGATAATTTAGTAAAGACTGTTAAGAACAGCATTGGCTCAAATAAATTAACAGCAGATCAAGCTGAATCAGAAATAAACAGGCTAACTAAGCAACGCGCTTTAGGCTTAGTTGAGTCTTTTGCTAGATTTTCTACTTCTCGTGATTTAAATAATCTTGCAACTTATATTGATAGTGGCGGTAAACGTACAGAAGGTATGTCTGAAGATATTATTAATGCTGGAAATACTATTCTTGAGAGAACAAAGGATGCTGAAGACAAATCAAAGATAAGAGACTCTGTAGTAAGCAAAATTAATGGTTTAAAGTCTACGGTAGCTGCCGAAGAAAAAGAACTGGAAGATGCTATTGAGCTTAAGAATAATCAAAAAAGGATTCTTAGTGGCGGTGGGAATGTTAACGATAAAAAGGATCGGGAATATTCTCAAGATATATTAGATGATAAAAGTATTGATATAGGTCAGTTTAATACATTTGATCCCACATTAAAAACTACTGTTATTTCCTTAATGCGTACTGCTGCGCCTCAAGGATATATTGATGAAATGGATAAACTTGCTTCTGGTTTAGACATAAAAAATGCGGATACATACCTTGATTTGTTTGCTATTCTTTCAAATGATCCTACAAAAACAGGATTATTTATTAATAGATTTGGTGATGCTTTAGATCAAAAGACTGTTGAGTTGCTTAATGACGCAAACTCAATACGAACTGTAATTGGTGGTAATGCTAATGAAATTATAACAACATTAGTAGAAAGGCAAAATGATCCAAAGTCTAGTATTCAAATGGACTTAGTTTTAGGAGATAAAACACCAACGGAATATGCAACAGCTTATTTTGGAGGCGATCAGATTATTGGTACTGAGTTGTCTTCTTCTGTTGAATATTTAGCAAGAAGTGGTAAAAGTGCAAAGCAAATTAATGCTAGATTAAAAACATTAAAAGACCAACATTATCCTGAGTCTACTCATATTGTTGACCCAAGATTTCCTGCTGGTTCTATAAAAAGATCAAGATATGCTTTGGAAAAGCAATTCCCAGAAGAAGACGAAAGAAAAGCATTTGTTGCTTCTGTAGAAAGTCAACTTCCATCTGGCTATGCTCTTATTCCTAATTTAGATGCTGAAGACAAAAAAGTTTTCTTAGCTCCAGATGAAAGCACTGCTGGTGTTTTGTATTTTTCTTATTTTGTAGATGAAAATGAAGAGTTACGTCCATTAATATTTGAAAAAAATGGTGTGTCTACTTGGCCTACATTTAGCAAAAAAGACATAAAAGATTATTACAAAAAGAAAGAAGCTGAAAATAAAGCTGAACTTGATACGTTAGAGCAAAAACAATCTAAAGGTTTTGCATTACAACAAAAGATAAGGGATATGGACCCTAGCATTTCTGCTTTTACTAGAGGTC